GCGTCTTGGGAATTGACGATAACGATTAGATCCGAATTCGTAACCTGCCCAGAGGTCTTTAGTTGATCCTCCACCAGAGAAACGCTGAGACGCGAATCCGTAAGACAACTCGCCAATCTTCGAGGTTTTGGAAACTTTAACGCCACTTGTAATGCGATCGACAACGGCTTGTCCAAAGGTTCGAGTGATTCCGTAGGCTTTAACTTCGTTGGCGGCATATTGAGCCAACGCAAAACTTTCGCGTTTAGCCGCATCAACAGCTTCATCGTCCATCGCTTTGAAGGCGGTAATGATTGACCTAAGTTGGCGCTTGTCATAGGAAATCGGCTCATCTGCCATTACCTTTGCGCTCCTTCAATATGTCAATCGCCGTTAATACTTGATCGATGTCAGTCCATTCGCTCATTGGAATTCCGGTTGCTATCGCGATCTCAACTATGAGTCGGTTTATGCTTCCGGATTCGAAGCTTTTGGGCTTTCATCTCCTATCGTCATTTCCTCGACCGATAACTCCCAAATCTCTTGAGACTTAGTCGGCTTTCCTGCCGCTTCGCGCTTGTAAGCGAAGTAGGCTAGGTCGAGGAAGTCCGCTTGCTGGTAAGCCGAAATATCCTTCATCGAATAAATCGACTTGCCAGTTTTGCGTTCCCATTTCGCCCACTCAGGGAGTCCAGCGTTATAGGTGACTTCCTCGCCGTTCGTGTATTTAATTGTGATACTTAATTTCATAGCTCCCGATCTCCCTCTTAACTAAATGTTTCTGTTACTTCGCCCTTTGAAATCTTAAAGGTGAAGGATACTGTTTGTGCGTCGATTCCAGAACCGCCAGCGGTAGGAAACTCTGGAAGAATTGGGAAAACAAATTGAGCGCCAGTTGCGGCGGTCATTGTTACGCTGATTGTCGTGTCAGGTGCGGATTCAGCTGCGGCCCAAAGCGCTTCGCATACTGAGTTAGCTTTACCCCAGTCGGCGAGCATATCGAGCTGGAATGTGCCTTCGATGTTTACTGTCTTGTAAGCCTCGCCATCGAGAGTCTGATAAGTCTCGCGAACGTTGGTCTTAGTAAGAACCGCATTGGTAGCTTGGGCGTCGATGTCCGTTCCACCTGTGAAAGACAACGAGACGTCGCGACCAGTGATTACTGTGGTTGCCACTTATTTCTCCTTAATTGGTTTGTGTGTAATAGGTGGAAACGCGAATATCGGCGACCAATAAATTAACCGCTCCAACTTGCGTAACCGATGGCCGCTCTACTGGGCCGACTGTGTAGCCGTCCGGTATTACTGCCAAAACTGAAAATATCAGCTGCTCAAGATTGTCAAGAGAAGCTGGGTTTGAAAGATAAGCAACTCCGCAGGTGATAGTTAAGTTAATTTTTGCGTGGATAGTTGCGTCGTTAATTGTGTTGAGTTCTAAGTAAGGCGAATCCGGCACAAGAATAACCGCTGGAACTTGCACAGCTTCAGGCACATACGAATAAACGTTGGCCGAGACTGACCCGAGTGCAGTTGCCAGCGGTGTCCGGATAGAAGATAAAACTGTCGAGGCGGGCATTATCCCACCATTGTCTCAACGTCGAGGTAAGGCCCAAGTAGGCCAGTTACTTTAGCGAGAAGATTCTTGGAAAGACGATAAGGAGTTACTGCGAAGTCGATTCCTTCGATTGATCCGCCAGCTGCGGTTCGGGCTTGGAAAATTTCGACAGAGATAGCCAAAACTGCAGACTCAACGTTGGGGTTTCCGACGTAGGTCGATAGTCCAGAAAGCGCAGCGTTTCCGGCTGGGATAATGTTCTTTTCCAGTATGTCTGCATTTGTGATGGCTGCGGTAAATACATAAGGGCCAATTAAATCATCGGTGACTGTGTGAGTGCCATTAAAAGGCGCTCCAACACCAGTAATAACAACGGATTGACCTTCGGTGAATTCTTGAATTGTTGCGGTATGAAAATACGCCACATTATTTTTTAAACTTACTTTATCTATTTTGCTTTGAAAAGTAACGAGCATTGGAAGGATTAGATTCTCACTTGTGTCCACAATGTCGTTCAAATAAGCGTCTGAATATAGGGATGACGAGACGCCAAGAATCGTTCTTAGCTCTGTTGCCGTGACAATTGTTGGCATCTCGCCTTCCTTTCGATCTAAGGGGTTAAGCCCAGCTCGGGAGCGGACTGGGCCTAACTATTGGGATTAACTACGCAACCATCCAGCGATAAGCGCCAGCGCCGACTTTTGTAGCCAATGCGCCGTAGCCGTAGTAAGCCACTTCGATTTGACCATTGAGCGCAACGTTTGTCTGAAGACGGAAACGTGAAGATTCATACCAAGTGTAAGCATCTGGATTAATTACGATAATGGTGTTATCGCCAACTCCAGAACCTGTGGTGAGGTTACGATCTACGCGGAAGTTTAGACCGAGAAGATTTCCAGTTGCTGAACCTGCACCAAGATTTCCGCCTTGATTCATATTGCCAATCAAGTTCTGATAAATCGGACGTCCGTTATCAGCGAGGTTCTGAATTGCGCCCCATTGCTGAGGTGATGCAATGATGTTCTGGGCAAATCCGAGAGTTCCAGCGTAGATTGAAACGCCAGCATCGGAAACGAAATCAAGAAGGCCAGCAGCATCAAGAGTGCGGTTTCCGCCATCTGTTCCACCAGCAATTAAACCGGTGACAACTGCTACATCTGTTGCCTTTGCGTATGCGTATTCCATTTGACGGACGAGTTCATCAAAGAACGCAGGTGAAGAACGATCGAGAAGTTCGACAGAGAAAGTTTGTCCGCCAGCATATTTCTTAACTGATACTGAAAGGAATTCGTTTGTCATTCCAGTCTCATCAATTGCAGCGGCTTCAGCTTCTTCTCCTACTGTTGGAACTGCGGTGATTTTAGGAATTTCAAAGGTCATTCCTGCATCTGGTAGAACGCCGCGAGATACTGAATCGACAGCTGGGCGATCTGCATTTGAAAGTGGGTTGATGATTTCTGTCAATTGACGGGTTGGGATGAGACCAGCGTTGTTGCTTGTGGTGTCATCTGCCGCCATAACGTATTGACGAGCAGCATCATCACCGAGTTTAGCGCGGACGCTATTCTCGAGATATTTCGCCTTTGTGAACTCAAGGCGAGGAGCGGTGAAGAACGCTGGACGTGGCGCAGCGGCTTCAACCTTAGCAGCTTCTACCGTTTCTTCGGCAGGAGCTGGAACGGTAGTGTCTGACACTTGTTCTCCTTCGGTTGGGTTGTCTGCTTCAGCGGTTGCCGGAGCAGAATCTTCTTTAGGTACTTCATTCTCGGAAGCAGCAACTTCGCTAACGCGAGCTGAGTCAATAGCTGGATCAGTAACAAGAGATACCTCATCAAGCGTTGCGGAAGTAATTTTCATTACGCCTTTGTTATTGACCCACTCGTTAATTTGTGCGCCAACGCTAAAGCCATCCCTTAATCCTTCGGTGGCTTCGATTAAAGCATCTTCTCCGGCCATAGTATTGGCGATTTTAAACGTAGCCACAATTCCGTCCTTTGTTACTTCGTGAGCGACCATTTTGCCAATTGGACGAGTCCGATCGTGCTCCAATAGCAATTTAACGGGCTTTATTTCAATTGAGTCCGCTGCGAATACAGTCGGGCCAACTGAGGTATTGCCTTGCTCATTCCAAGTAACAATAGTGCCGCTAATTGTGCGCTTAATTGTGTCGGCCGCTGTGACGACCATTGGCATTTTGATTTTCATCGGATTAGATCTTCTTCCTCTTGAATCTGCTCAACGCTCATCGCGCCAATGCGGTTAAGGATTTCATAAACCTGCGCTCTCTCCAGAGGATTGCCGCGCAGGAAGTCGTCCAAGTCAAAACGAACTTCGGTTGTGGCTGGAACGAAATCTGGCATCGAAAGCCGCTTTTCAATTGCGGTAAGTAATGGGCGAAGTGAGAAGTCAACTAATGAGCGCCGTTCGCTAATCGAGTTTGAGTAAGTCATTGAGGTAGTTTCGGCGCTCAAGAAGTAAGCTGGTATTCCAGCAGCTCTAGCCAATTCTAAAGCGACGTATTGACGCGCTTCGGCAAGTTGCAACGACTTAGGATCATAACCGAATTCTTTTAGGTCAACGTCTGCATTAAGGAAAGCAGTCGAACGAGATTGGCGAGCGGTGCGCCAAGCTGAAAGCAAAGCTGATACTCTTTCAGCAGTTAAATTAGTTCCATTAGATTTAAGAACCATCGAAGGATTAGGTTCTTTAGCATAATTAACCGCTGCGTTTTCTAAATAGACGGCTGCTGAGACTGTCTTTCCAGCGCGATGCAGAAATCCTTCATCGTATCCATCGAAGCGAATGATTGAACCGATTCCTTGAAGTGGAACGTCCATTCCGTCAACTTTGTAAGACTCAATCATTGTATTTCTAAAATTTGTGTCAACTGTTACGCGATCTGGGCTAACGCGAGTCCAAGCGCGAACTTTTCCGCCGTCTGTCGCGGCATACATTTCTAAAACTTGTCCGTAGCCAACACCATATAGCCAAATATCTTCGGCAAGCCAAGTATAAATAAGTGAACCCGGAACTCTTGGATCAGGTTGATTTATGACGCGAAGTGGCTCGACGTGTTCGCCGGTAAGTTTGTTATATTGTTCAAGAGGAAGTGAACCAGTCGTTCCGCAAATGATATTTCTAGCTCGAGCAATTGAAGGAACGCTCATAGCCAATTGGCGAGTTGTATTTGTTGCTCCGCCGAGAATGTTATAAACCGAGTCGCTAATTTGGACGGGAGTTAGCGCGGCGGTAACGTCGCTTTGCTTTTGCGGTGTTTGAGCCGTAAATTGTGGAAAGAAGAAATCTCTAATAGCACCCATTAAGCCTAAATTGTAAGGGCGGTGTGCTACATAATCACTATATCGACACCATCATTGGCTTTAGTGGCGTAGTGAGTCGCCATAGCAGACGCAACAGCTCCACAGATAACCGCGTTACTAACTTTGCGACCCATTACCCAACCGCCGTCACCGAAAGGCAGTTTGACGGCGGATAGGCATTGTTTAGTCAACTCATCTTGTCCGGAGTGAGCTAACCGCTGAGATGAGATTGCTCCCAGTAACTCATCACAGCTTTGCGCATAGTCAAGGCCATCTATCGGCTCAGTTCTAATTCCTGCCGGTGCTAATCGCGCAGCAACGGCCGAAGCGGTTCGGGCTGAGTAGGCGACTAGTTGGACTGGATACTTTCGCACCCATTCCGCCAAGTCATTAGCCAAAGCTTTATCGTCGAGGTTAGACGGGTTATGCCAAGTTTGCAACAGGATGACTTGGAATTTATCGCCTTCAAGCTTTTGGCTCGCTACTAGTGCCGCTTGTTTTCTATCAGGACTAAGATCGATAGCCAACCAAGTATCAGACTCAGGGTTGAGCCGAAGCCCTTCAACTTTGCAGCTCTCCCATTGTGACGGACTGATAACTGGGTTAATCGTATCGACCCATTGACAAAGAACTTCTGTGCGCACAATATCTTCGGGGTCTGACAATACGGCGCGGATATTGTCAGGATGGACTGTATAGCCGAGTGACGGGTTAGCTTGGCAGACACCTAGCCAAAAGTCCGGTGAGTTATCAAATTTAAGTCCGTTAGGCGCAGACCATTCGAACCATCCAATATCGTCAGAACCGCCGTGAATTGCGGCGTAGGCTCGCTCGCGTAATTTGTTTAAGACTATTGAGTGTTGATCTCCAGCATTGGAGTAAACCCATATTTGAGGATTCGGGCTAGCCATTTGGGTATATCGCAGGGCAGACCAGACATCTTCGTCTTTATATTCGCGAGCTTCGTCGAGATGAATGGTTTCAGGTGCGGCAATACCTCGACCAGCTGAGTTATTAGCTCGGACTATGTATCGACGACCTTCGGTGAACTGTAACTCTTGAAATCCTTTACTTTCTAGCTTCTTAGTGAACTCGGCAGCTAGTCGAGGAGTTGATTCGATAATTCCGTAAATCTTATAAAACAATTCAGCTGAAGTTGTTAGCTTGTGAGCTGTGTGGACTTGTAACTTTTCCTTGAGAACGTAAATCCTAAATAAAATCTGAAGCGCCATAAAGGTCGATTTACCCTGTTGACGTGCGCACAAAAGGGTTACGACTGGGTGTGCCCATCGGCCGTCCGGCTTGTATTTGAGCGAGTGATGGGCTAACCATTGTTGCCAACCAAGCAACGGAAAGCCTATTTCTTCACAGAATTTAATCATTTCTTTGCCCCGAGAAGGTAAATCGGTGAGTTTTGTGTGAATACGAGGCTCTGGCACACCTCTCCAATTCGATTCGTCTCGAACTAAGACGATTGCTCCAGAGTTATCCATAAATATCCATTTTAGTCCGAATAATGCTTGGCCGAGCCATTTTCAGGGAAAATCTTCCCGAT